CCTGTCCGCTGTGTGTATGGTCTTGCGGGACATCGCATACGCCCGGGAGGTCACCGACTACGCCGCCAACGCCGATGAGAGGGCCTACGGCGCCGAGATTTTCCGTACCTTGACGGAGACGGTGCTGTCCGCGCAGACGGCGGAGGACGGCAGATAGTATACGATCATATTAGGAGGTTGCTATGAGCAGACCCATAAAACTGGAGCACCTGGAGCAGGCCGTCCAGAGGATCGACGAGGTCAAGCAGGACCAGATCACGGGAAGGCCCGGTCAGGTGGTGGGGTTCGGCGAGGACGGCAGGCCCAAGGCTTTGGACCTGCCCGGGCAGGAGATCGAATTTGCCACTGCCGAGGAGGTGGAGGAGATGCTGAACGCTGTGTTCGGACAGAGCGTCCTGCCCCCAGTGGAGACGGCGGCACTACCAAGATCGCGTCCGATGAAGAAGTGGACGCGATGCTCAACGGCGTTTTCGGCCATGAGCCGGATGCAAAATAGATTGTAACGGAGGAACTGCATCATGAGTACTGAGAACAAAATCACGAACCTGGAGCACTTGCAGAAGCTGGCCCTGCGGACCCGGACGGAGGTCGCCGCCCTGGATCAGAAGCTCGGCGCGGTCCGCCTGCCCACCAAGGTCTCGGAGCTGAGCAATGACAGCGGCTATCAGACGGCGGAGCAGGTGGCGGAGTCCATCAAGGACAAGGCCGACAAGGGCACCAGCCTTGCGGCCTACGGCATCACCGACGCTTATACCAAGACTGAGCTGGACGGCAAGATCAGCGCCGTCTACAAGCCCGGCGGCTCCGTGGCCTTCGCGGACCTGCCTGCCGCTGACGAGGCCCACCTGGGTATGGTCTACAACATCACGGACAAGTTCACCAGCACTGCTGGCTTCGTGGAGGGCGCAGGGACCAAGCACCCCGCCGGTACCAACGTGGCAGTGGTCAAGGTGGGCGAGGAGTTCAAGTACGATGCCCTCGCGGGCTTCGTGGACCTCTCCGGCTACCAGCTCAAGGAGGAGGGCAAGGTCCTCAGCTCCAACGACTTCACCGATGAGGAGAAGGCCAAGCTGGGCGCGGTGGGCTACGCCACCGATGAAGAGGTGGACGCCATGCTGGCCGAGGTCTTCGGCGCAGGCACTGAGAACACCTAACAAACGGCGGGGCGGAGGGATGTTCCTCCGCCCCGCACTTGATACGAGGAGATGACAGTATGGACAGAAAATCGACTGGTTTGGACCAGATGCAGAAGCTGGCGCTGCGCTCGGCCTCCGATTCCAGATGCCTGGTGGCGGAGCTGGCAGAGACCATGGCCGGGACGCTGGAGGAGCTGGAGGCGGCCAAACAGGATAAGATCACCGGTCAGGCGGGGCAGGTGGCAGGGTTCGACAAGGACGGGAATCTCGCCGCGCAGAGCGTTGTCACCATGGAGCAGGTCAATGCGGCGATCGATGCCGCCATTACCGGTGCGATCAAGGAGGCATACTGATGGAAAAGAATCAGAGCCCGCTGAAGCCGCTGAAGCCGCTGTTTGCGGACATTGCCGCCGCCATCCGGGAAAAGGATGGGAGCACAGGTACGATCCCTGCGGAGGCGTTCCCGGCACGTATCCGGGCCGCCGCCGGTATGCCGGAGGGAGTGTGCAGCATCTCCGTGATCCCCAGCGATCCGGAGGGAGGGACGGTCACGGGCGGGGGAGTGGCATCTTCTGGTATGAAGGTCACTGTAGAGGCCGCTGTTGCGGATGACTACACGTTTGAGGGGTGGAAGGAGAACGAGGCGGTTGTCCATGCGGAGCCCGAATATACCTTCAAGGTCGAGGGGGATCGGGAGCTGATTGCTGCATTTTCCGCTGTTGCTAATCCATCTGGTCTTCCGGCGGGGTATGCCCAAGTGGACTATATTGTGGCGAAATCCGCTGACAGTTTCATCAACACAGGTATCCCAATCAGCAGCGCAGCACCATGGACAAGCATAGCATATAAATTGGAAGGGCCTGCAGAAATAGAATCAGGAGGGTATCCGATTGCGATAACGGGGAACTCTTACTATTCTCTTTATGCAAGTGCGTATCAGACTACGAGAAATGGAGTTGTGTATCTAATATACTATGGGAGCAACAGCACATGGGTAGTAGAAAAGAATTGGACAGGAAATTACAAGCCATTTTTCGGGCTGATAACGAAAGAGACCTTTACAGACACAACATTTAATAAAAGTGTAACTGTGGCAAATGCGGGTTCAATAAATGGAATGCTTTGTCTAAATGGAAATGGAGTGAATAGAAAAGGCTTCTCCGGGTTAAAGCTGTTTAATCTTACTGCAGAAGATAACGGAATCCACAAACATGAGTTGGTTCCGTGTATACGCGAGGCCGATGGAATTGCCGGAATGTACGACATTATCCAAAGAGCCTTTTATACATCGTCTGGTACAGATAGTTTTACCGCAGGCCCCGCCGTCTAAAAAAGCCGCCCCTCATGGGACAGCTCGCGGCTCGCGCCATTAAACTGACGCTGGGTAGCGGCAGGATTTGACAAAACACGGTACCATCGTGTATAATAAACAAGCCCGCCAACCAGGCGGGACAGAAGGCACTGTTACATAAAGGCGGTCAGCTCACTAAACCCCAGGCGAATATCCAACGGGGGGAGGTGATGCGGATGTGGCAAAAGAAGTTCTGCGCTCTGCTGCGGTATCTCGTTTTCGCGGCAGTCATAGCGCAGCTCCTCACCACAAAAGCGTGTTGACCGCCCGGATGGCTCCCGAGCGGTCAACGAGTTTCGTTGAACAGTAAGGAGGGCTGACCGCCGTAACAGTGCCCTTCTGTGTTTATTATACCCACCCGCTCCCGTTTTGTCAAGAAACGAGAGCGGGATTTTTCGTAGCAGAAAGGGGGAGCGACAGGGACGTAACCACCGGCACGGCCTAACCATAAAAAAGGAGGAGATCAAAATGTCTGAAAACTGTGGGACCCACCCGGGACAGGACTGCCCGGTAGAAAAGCGCGTGGAAGAGGTGCGCGGCGAGGTGGAAGCCCTGGACCGCCGGTTGTCCGAGTTTCACCAGGCCGTGGCTGATACCAACGGCCGGTTCGGCGCTCGTTTGGGAAAGCTGGAATCCCACAACGAGATGCAGGACGAACGGGTGCGCCAAATCAAAGAGACCCAGACAGAGATCAAGCGCGAGATCGCCGAGGCACAGAAGGAACAGAAAAATTCCTTTTCGGAACTGAGAGCGGAACACAAGGAATCTATGGAAGAGCTCAAAAAGAGCAGCAAGGAATCCATGGAAGAGCTCAAGAGAAGCAACAAGGAAATCTTAGACGCTGTGACGCCCCTGAAGCATCAGGTCGAAAGCCTGAACGAGCTGAAAGAGGATGTTGACGAGCTGAAAGAGAAGCCCGGGAAGACCTGGGAGGAAATCAAGAGCAAGGCCCTGGGGTGGGGCGTGGCGCTGATCCTCGCCATCGTCGCCGCAGCCCTGGGGCTCAGCAGGTTCCTGTAAGAAGGGGGAGAACGATATGGCTTACCACAGCAGGTCCAGCCGTGCGAAGAACCGCCGCCCCTGGGAGTTCTCGAAGAAGCTGGCCGCCTGGGCCGTCGCCGTTGCTACCGCAGCGGCGGCGGCCTCTTTCATCCTTGCGGCCATGGACAAGCAGCCCGTGGGCGATGTCACGACGGCGATCTTCACCGCCTGTATCGGTTATCTCGTCACGTATGCGGCGAAGTCGACCACGGAGAAGATCAGCAGGAACCGGCATGGTCTGGATGCCGATGGGGTTCCTATCGGCCAAGAGGGCACGGAGGGATAATACATGGACTTTTTCATCAATTATTGGCACATCATCATGGCGGTTGCAGCTCTTCCGGCGGTGGCGGTCCTGTTCGTTTGCCGCTGCTTCGGTCTGCCCAGAGACGCCCAACTGGACAAAGTCCGCGAGTGGCTTCTGTGGGCCGTCACAGAGGCGGAGAAGAATCTGGGCGGCGGCACCGGCAAGCTGAAGCTCCGGCAGGTCTATGACCTGTTCGTGACACGCTTCCCTTGGTTGGCAAAGACTGTCAGCTTTGAGCTGTTCAGCAGCCTGGTGGATGACGCACTGGATGAGATGCGGGATATGCTGGACAAAAACGAGGCCGTCAAGGCCTTTGTAAACAGGGAGGATATGTAAAATGACTGAGATGCAGGTACGGCAGAAGATTGTCGGCGTCATGCAGGGCTGGGTGGGCCGGAAGGAGGCCAACGGTACTCACAAGGAGATCATCGACATCTACAACGCCCACAGGCCACTTGCCCGGGGATACAAGGTGAAGTACACCGACGCCTGGTGTGCCGCTACCGTCTCCGCCGCCGCCATTGTCGCGGGGATGACGGACATCATCCCGACGGAGTGCGGATGCTCCGCCATGATCGAGCTGTTCAAGAAGCTCGGCTGCTGGCAGGAGAATGACGCCTACCGTCCGGCCCCGGGAGACTTCATCTTCTACGACTGGCAGGACAGCGGCGCAGGCGATAACCGGGGTGCTCCTGACCATGTGGGCATGGTGGAGAAGGTGGTCGGGAACACGATCACCGTCATTGAGGGCAACTACTCCGATTCGGTGAAGCGCCGGACCATCAAGGTCAATGGCAGGTACATCCGGGGGTACGGCCTGCCGAAGTACAGCAGTAAGGCCGGGCAGGAGAGCGATGCTTTGGCCGCTGTGGACAAGCTCGCAAAGCTGGGTGTCATCAACTCCCCGGAATACTGGAAGCAGGCCGTGAAAAGCGGGGAGGTCAAATACCTGGACGCCCTGCTGGTCAAGGCTGCGGCGAAGATCACCAAGAATGGTCCGCGGTACAACACACCGGAGAATGGTGTCAGCGCACTCGTCAGCGCCGGGGTCATTGATTCCCCGGACTACTGGCTGGAGCACTACCGCGACTACCCCAGCCTCGGGGACCTCCTGTGCGC